TTACCTTTTCATAGGTTCCAATATTAATAGCTTTTCCAATAGCATCTGTAAACTCCTCGCTACAATCAGCATAGGCTCTTCCAGCTGAATCATCGGCATGGACTCCTAAATAAATATCCACCATATCATCGGGATAAATAGAAACTGCCAAGGATGCCACTGCGGATAGCATTAATCCATTTCTAAATGGAACATAAGTCCTAACAATTCCTTCTCCATCTTTCGCTATCTGCTCGGCATAACTTTCATGTACTATCTCTTCTGTACTCTGGGATAACAGTGGGCAGTTGCTATATTTGAATATTGCGGATAAATCTAATTCATAATGCTTTACCCCATAATATTCAGCTATCTTCTTAGCGCATTCTAATTCCTTGCTATGTTTCTGTCCATAGAAAACAGATACAGTTGAAACATTCTCAATTCCTAACTCGTCTATTGCTATTGAAATGCAAGTGGTAGAATCTATGCCGCCACTGTTTAATACTATTGCTTTTACCATTCATTTTTCCTCCTTAAAATAATTTTCTTGTTTTTAATTGACTAAATAAATCCAATTTTGATACATAATATATCTTTAATCCTGAATTCTCTAACATTTCAAAATATGGTAAGCTTAATAATGGAGAGGTATTGTAGAAAATAATAGCGTCATATCCAAGCCTACTTACCTTTTCCCCAATGATTTTCCCTAATTCAATCTTTTTCTCTTTTGTTAACTCGCTTGGATGAATATCATAATAATCCAGCTTTTCGTCGCAAAAATGTATTCCGTATTTATCGCTTAAAATCCCATAATAAAATCCGGCATTTTCCATTGTCTTATAGAAATTTAGATTAATATTGCTAACGTAAAATTCTTTAGGGATTGCGCTATCCTTTCCGGTTTTTGTCTTACTGCATCTACTAGTAATTAGCACTTTATGCTCATTTAAGCATTTCCTTATTTTTTCAGCAGTATCTAAAAAGATAATACCTTTGTCAGCAATTTCCTTTTTCCAATCTCTCTTGCTCATTTTCTTTCCTCCTAATTTTCTAAAATAGAGATAATCTCTTAGGACCTGGATTATATATTAGTTCTGATGCTTTTTTATTCATATATCTTGCGTTAAACATTATACGCTTATCTCGGGAATGTCTCAATTCATCTAAAGTAAATCCATATTCAGCTATAGATTCTTCAAAGGCTTTTTGTAAATGCTTTGGTAAGTGGGAATAATGTTCTGGTAACTTTGCCATCTGGTCGCTCACTGCAATGATTCCTACATCGGTCATTATGTTTCCATTTGCTCCGGTCATTATCCAGCTAGTTGAATCAGCGCTTGTAATTGGATATTGCTCAAGTAGTGAAAATGAGGTCATTCCAAATGCATGTACCTTAACTTTCGGATTACTTGATTTCTCAATAATCTTGAAACAGCTATCAAGAAATGCTTTCTTCGTTGGCATTGGTTTTCCTACCATACCTCCAAGGGCTATGTAAGGAATTGGTTGTCCATTATCATCTCTCCATTCAAGAGCTTGCTCCAAATAACGATAAGGTTCTCCGACGTGGAAAGTATATAGAAGACCGTCAGGGTTTTTCATCTTTGGTCTCATATATAGATAGTTCTCCCAAGTTGCTCTTGCTGCCTCTTCAACTTGCTCTTGAGTATGTCCTTTTACTCTATCTCCCGGAATTACGTCTACCTGACCATATAAATCAATGAAATCTGCTCTTTCATTTATCCAATTGATATATTCATCAACATCAATCTGCTTTCCTCTGGTCCAGGCTGAGAACGCTCCTGAATCGATGAATAGTTTCTTCGGTTTAATCTTCTCTTTATATTTATCAGTTGCTTTCTTTCCATCTATATAATTAAACAGTATATTTGCTTTGACCTCTCCGGTCACCACTTCCATGACATTTTCTTTTTCTGGCCCTACCGCCAAATATAAATCCATAATATATTTATCCCTCATTTCATCGCCATATTTTTCGGTGTCTGCAAAATATAAATCCATAAACGCTTTTCTCTCTTCCTCGGTCATCTTTGCCATATCGATCAATATATAATCAACCACTGCGGCTCTCTTGACCTCTCCTACCTTATCAACTCCTTTAGGACCTGTAGGATGAATATAAGAAAGTAATATATTAAAATCATTAATCAACTTTTCTGGTACTGCATCTGGAAACCCTCTGGTATCTCTAGCTAAATAAATCTTGAAATCTCTCATGAAGTTATCCCACCTTTTATTGAAGATATATTTTTCAGCTCTTTGGCGGTCATTAATATAACTCAATAATCTTCCATATCCTTCTGAATAAATAAAGTCACAACTCTTTCCATATCCTTCGCCTGCAAAATATATTTCCATTTTATCGCCTCTTCCATTATATAGAATTATTCATCCAATTGTAAAGGCTCTCCATACCATCTCTCGGTAATCTCTACATCGCATTTACTTGGCACTGATAAATCTTTTGCTGCCTCAACCATAAGATGAGCAAATCTTTCCGCCACTTCTTTGGCATTCTCCTTCGGACATTCTCCTATTAATTCATCATGTACCGTTAATAGTAATCTAAATCCTAATTCTTTTAACTTTTTATCATTGCCTACAGCAATCATTGCCAATTTAGTCTGGTCGGCCGCTGAGCCCTGAATTCTACTATTTACACATTGACGAGTTGCTTCTGCTATATATCCACTATTGTCCTTTATTAGAATTCCTTCAGCCTTGGCCTTAGCCTTAATAGCTTCTTTCTCTTTTCGACTGTACGTTCTATTTAGAAGATTTATATATTTCCGCTTGGTAGCTTCATCCACTTCTAATGGGCCATCGTCGAATTCATCTTCATCATCAAATAATGGGTCAAAGTCTTTTGGGGCTCCTGCGATATAACTGAATTCATATGGTTCGAGTTGCATGTTTGGTAATCTTCTTTTTCTTCCCCAAACAGTTGTTACAAAGCCATAATCTCTTGCCATTGCTTCACTTTCTTCCATAAACCTTTTAAGTCCAGGGAAAGAAACCATAACTTTGTCATAAATTTCTTGTGCCTTTTTCTTAGTAATTCCTAAGTCTTCGGCAATAGCTGCTACGCCCTTACCATAACAAACCCCAAGCACAATTGCCTTTGCGGCTTGACGTCTTTCCTTACCTTCGGGATTCCTTGTTCCATCTTCCCTAAATTCTTTACATTCATCATATGGCAGATTATATGCGATGGAAGCAATTTCTACATAAAGGTCTTTCCCTTGCTTGTAGGCATTTATCATCTTTTCATCTTTAGACATATGAGCTGTTAATCTTGGCTCTTGTGCTGAGTAGTCACTTGATAATAATACATATCCCTCACTTGCCCTAAACATTTGTCTTATCTCATCGTTATGGGATGGAATATTCTGCATATTAGGGTCAGATGAACTAAATCTTCCAGTATCTGCTCCTATCTGATTAAAAGTTGCATGTATCCTTCCTGTTTTAGGATTTACAATGGCTGGCATTTTATCAATATAAGTACTTAATAATTTAGCTATTCCTCGATATTCTAATATAGCCTTGGCCACCGGGTGGTCAATCTTGGTTAAGACTTCTTCTCCGGTTCCTCTTGGTTTTTCTTTATCCACAGGTTTAATCTTGAGGATATCATATAGCATAATTGCTATCTGAGTTGGGCTTGATATATTTACTGGATATTCTAATTTATTAGCAGCGCCTTTCTTCTCTCTATAATTATCTAAGGCTTCACCAAATTTGTCACATTCTTTATAGAATTTATCTTCTGCTTCTTTCAATTTAGCATTATACTTTTTGGATAATTTTTCCGCAAATTCAAAGTCGAATGCAATTCCAGTATCCTCCATCTCTGCTACTATGTTGATTAGCGGCATTTCTATATGATTAAATACAAAAGCAGGGCCAGTTAAATCTCTTTCAATACAAATTGGGTCATTCTCTGTTAGGAATGGTCTTTGGAATTCATATAACTCATAAGTAATCTCTGCATCCCTTGCTGCATATAAATATGCGGTATTGACTGGGATGTGAGTAAATGGGATACCTTTGAATAAACTATCAAATGTAAATGCATCTCCTTCGCCTTTTAAACAATATTTCTTATGAAGGGCTTTTAAGTTGTTTTCAGGCTCATTCTCATTTAATAATCTTGCTGCTATATATCCATCCCAGTGAGGAGTTAATTCTACCCCCAACTGATTCTTTATAACTCTAATATCAAATTTAGCATTGAACATAATTACCTTGATTTTACTATCCGCTATTCTTTGCATCTGCTTGGTTGCAAATTCATCTGATATCTGATTATCTATTTCAACTCCAGTTACATAGCTTACATGATGAAGTGGAATGTACACCGCTTTATTTCCAGGTGTATAAAGACATAATCCAGCAAGCGTACATGTTATAGGGTCAAGGCTATTAGTTTCTGTATCAATGGAAATTACTCCATTCTTAATGCATTCATTTATATACTTTTCAAATTCAGCTTCATCCCTAATTACATCATAACTATCTGCATATTTTCCTAAATTCTTATTAACTATTGCAGTTATTGTTGAGATTCTTTCAAGCAATCCGCCTCCACCTTTAATGTTTATCCCAGCATTAACATTCTTTCTGGATTGAGATGCTTTTTTTGCTAATAAAGTATCTCCCGCTCTGGTTGCCCTCGGCGGGAGATTAAATAATCCACTCATTAAAACTTATCCTGATTTCCTACTGTTCTACGTGTAGCTGGGATTCTTCTTCTACCTGCAGGAGCTTCGTTTGCGGGCTCTCTTTTTGAAGTTGAATTTCTTCTATCATTTTTTGGGTTTCTTTCTGGTGGAGCTTGTTCTTCAACATCTTCTTCAAAATATCCATTCTCCAAGAAAAACTCTAATTCTTCATAGGATTTATCAAGAATAAGTGTTCCTAATAATTCTGGCACTTCTGGTAGGTCTTCTAATGTTACATCATCTGTATCCAATGCATATGTTTCATAAGTAGTTTTAGTATCTCCCTTTTTACCATTTCTTTCAATTTCAAATGGAGTGGATACTAAAGGGTTATATCTTGCGCAAAGACTGGCTAACTTACTAAAGAATGTTTTTCCTCTATCCCAAATCTTAACTTCTTCAGATTCTACATCGTATAAGATTACGAATAATTTTGCAATGACCCTGAACTTTGCCGCACATAAAGGACAATCATCCAATGGTTGGTTATATTCTCTTAAACAGTTAACATAACGCTTCTTACCATCTACCTCAATTTCATGTACTGCATAACCTTCAACATCATCAATTGTATTATACATAAATCTTACAGTTGCTACGTCTTTGTCATTCTTTAAGGAGAAGAATCCTCCACCACCCTGACCTCCGTAATTCTCCACTTCGTTAATATTAAATCTTGTCATAATCTGTTTCCCCTTTCGTTTTTAAAGTTTTTGTATTAGTCAGCCTATCGGCTTGAACTCTGTGTAAATTAAATGATTTCCTGAATAACCAAATTGATATTCTTTGCATTAGCTTTCTTATCATCTGCTGAAATCCCTCCTATGATTATTATATAGAATTTTTCTTAGAATCCTAAAGCTAACGGCATTAATTTTTCTCTTAACTTCTTTCTCATATTACTTAGGGTCATGATGCTAACCCCCATCATCTTAGATATTTCAGAATTGTTCCACCCATTTAAGATTAAACTGCAATATTGAAGTTCTTTCTCAGTTAATTTATATTGAGTTAGTGTATCCATAATTTCATCATCCTCACAAGTAGCAGCTACTAAATCAAATCCATATTCTAGCATGGCCTCATAACTATCCGAAAAGAATAAAACCTTTCTCTTTTGAGTATTAAGTGCTTCTGTTTCTTCCCTAAATTTATTCATTAAGGTCGTTGTAAAATATGTACTGAAATTAGCTTGGCCACTTTTATAGGTCTGTAAGCATATGTCTAATTTCTCTAAGGAGAAGCTTGCAATGTCCTCATTAGTAAGCCCGTAATACTTGGCCGAAATATTGATAATAAGTTTGTATGTCTTTTCAAATGCTAAGGCCAAGAGAGAGGGGTTTAGACTCTCTCTGTAGGCCTCAGCTATCTGCTCCAAGCTCATATCACGAGTATCCTCAATTATTAATGTTGAAAGCATATTAAGTGTTCTTAACATCTATATCCTCCTTTTTAGTTTTCTGAGTGTTTATAGTTATTTAGTTTTCTTGGCTCGACGATTCTTCTGACCATTTCTTACTGACTTAAATTTTTTCATTGTAATACCTCCTTTATATCTATTATTATGTAGTTTCCGTATTTTTTACCCAATTTAAAGTTAACACTTGTTATTTCTCTATAAGTTAATCCTTTTAACAAGCCGGATATAAATTTTTTAGTTACTTGATATTTCTTCATAACTTTTTAATACCTCCATAAAGTTTTTTTAGTTTTGATAAGTTATTGTTAATCTCTTATCTTAATAATATTATATAACATATTCTTAGAAAAGTCAAGCCCTTTTTTAAAACAATTCTTGAAGATTTTCAAACTCCTCTTTTTCTAAATCATTAATGTCTTTTCCTTCAGGTACAATATAAGAAGTAACTAATTTACTTCCATTTAAAGCTTTCTTTAATCTTGCAGTGGCTCGTTGACCTGCCTCATCTGGGTCAAGAGCTGTAATCAATTTCCTACATTTTAGTTTTCTTAATTGCTCATATTGCTTTTGAGTTCCTAATCCTAATAAACATACTGCAGGTTTTCCATATACCCAGCAAGTTAAAGCATCTAATATTCCTTCACATACAATTACCTCTTTTACATCTTTTGGTAATTCGTATAATCCATATACTGGTTTATCAACTCCTTCTGGGTAATGGAAGAATTTAATGTCAACACTTCTTCTTGCTATAAATAAGGTATTACCATTTATATCTCTTACCGGGAATGTTAAACATCTTAATACACTTTTAACCTTTCCAAATTTATCTTTAAGCTCAAAGTGATTATCATACCCCACATCAAATTGTTCTATCACTTCATCAGTTAATCGCCTTTTATACATATAAGGATGATAATATCTATATGAATCCAATTCCTCTTCTGTAATATAGTTGTTGGTTATTTTATTATTACCCCTTTGCAGGTCAAGTATTATATCTTTTCTATTTTCTATAGAGATTGTTAAGAAGTTCTTTATTAGCCATTCTCTTCCAAATACACCATCATCATCTTTTCCAAAGCAATGACTTATCATCTGCTCCAATGAAGCGGTATACCCGCAGGTGAAACAATGAACTGTTCCTGCAGGTACATCTTCTTGATTTATGGTCGATATGCCGCATGATGGTTTTCTTTCTTGACCATCTGCATGTATAGGGCAATTAAATTGTATATTTCTTGGCCCTGGTTTAAATTCTGCAAATCGCTGAATACCATTTAAAGCCAATTGTGTTTTGAGTTCATTTAGAACTTCCAGCTCTCCTGCTAATATTGGATTTTTATTTACATAAAACATTTAATTGCCCTCCTTTCCTTAAAATATATCGAACTGTAGTACCTCCTTAGAATATGTCAGTCCCATCTTGAAATGAATTTTTAATTTCATCAGCTTTCTTTTGTCTTTTTTCCGGCTTAACTGCATCTTCACTGGATGGGATATAATTGAATTGTCCTTTATCAATATCCCAATAGTAAATCAGTTTTCCACCGTTTATACCATCTCTATGTTTCTTAATACCAAATTCAAGTCCCGCTCCGGTTTGTCTTAATGCTATTACTTTAGTAGCATTTTGGGCAATCCCATCACTATCCCTAATATTTTCAAGTTCTGGTGTTCCTTCGCTATCCGCATTTTTTACTCCGCCTCTATTTGATTGGACAACTACTAATATAGGTATTCCAAGTTCAATACTTAAAGCCATTAAATCTTCACTGATATTAGTCAAGGAAATTGTTTTATTATCTCCCTTTTTGTATCTCTCATCTGTCAGATATGTGATGCCATCAATCCCAAGAATATCAAGTTTATTGGTCTGACAGAAATGTTTTAGTTTTGTGATGGTAATCTTCTTTTGAAAATCCAATGGAGTTGCTACAATAAATGGATTCTCTTTTGTTTTTAAGTCATTAATGTACTGTTCATAATCTGGTTCTTCTCTTCCCCAAACTAAATTCCTATTAGAGAAATGTTTAAATAATGTATCAAATCTGTAACCTATTTTTGTTGGACTCATCTCCGGACTTATATATCCAACTCTATTTCCTATTTGCCAGGCATGAGTTAATGTTTTAGCAAGTACCCATGATTTACCTTGACCAGTTCTTGCAAATAAAACAATTAATTCTTCCCCCTTTGCCCATCCATTTAAGATATCATCTAATTCTTTAAACCCTGTTGTAATATACCAAGGATTATCTGCATTCATCTTTTCTAAATAAATTTTATATCTTTCATCTGCTTGACTAATTATATCTGTTCCCTCTGTAGTCGCAGCTATTTGTAGATTAGGAAGTTGTGAATGTAAATATTCTACCGCATCATTAGAATTATGTTTTAACAACTCGGCCACTTTCTGTACAACTTCAACTGATTTATAATATAGATGCTCCTCATATAAAGTATCCAAGAGATATTTATCTGTCTCTGTAACCTCTATAAGATTAAATTCATTAAACTTATCCAGAATTGTTGCTTTATCTGGTACATTGCCATATTTATTAAAATGGTCTACTATAAAGTTAAATTCTTTTTCATAGCCAACAAAGTATTCTTCTGTAAGAGCATTCTTAGTTATTAATTGGATATCTCCGGTCTGTATTACTTTATTTAATATTTGCAATGTAATCATCTGATGCCCCTCCTATCTGCTCCTACAAATTTAACAGGAGTGCTATCATTCCAAACCCTACTTGCAAGTCTATTACCAAGGGCCTCTTGCAATTCA